TTCTTTGAATGGCAGACTGATGATTTGGCTGCTGCAATCACAACTAATGCACAGATCGAGGGCGATGACATCACCTCTTTCACAGCAGTTACAGCTACAGTTCGTTTGGGCAACTACACCCAGATTAGCCGTAAGGATGTAATCATTGCTGGTACATTGGAAGCGGTTGACAAGGCAGGTCGTCGCTCCGAGCTGAGTTACCAAATGGCTAAAAAATCTGCGGAAATTAAGCGTGACATGGAGGCCACAATGTTGGCTAACCAAGCCGCTGCCGCTGGTTCTACGTCATCTGCCCGTAAAACAGGCGCTTTGTTGGCCTTCTTGAAGACCAATACAAACGAAGGTTCTGGTGGTGGTGATCCTTCATACACAACCATTCCTGATGCGGCTCGTACTGATGCTACAACTACTAACTTGCGTTCATTCAGCGAAACATTGCTGAAAGACGTAATTCAGAAGGTGTGGACAGAAGGCGGCTCACCATCTATCGTTATGGCTGGTCCTGTTAACAAGCAGAACTTGTCTAAGATGGCTGGTATTGCTGGTCAGCGTTTCAATGTTACAGGTCCTAAGCCTTCCACAATTATCGGAGCCGCAGACATTTATGTTTCCGACTTTGGTAACGTGAGCATTGTTGCCAACCGCTTCCAACGTGAGCGTGATGTTTTTGTGCTTGATCCCGAGTACGCAAGCGTTGCTTTCCTGCGTCCCTTCCAGACAGTTGAACTGGCTAAGACAGGTGATGCCGAGAAGCGTATGCTTTTGTGTGAGTGGGGCTTGAAGATCAAGAACGAGAAAGCTCATGGCGCTGTCTATGACTTGAACTCAACAATTCAGACCTAATCTGAAGACAACGGGGTGGGCTAATAACCCACCCCTTTTTTTATGACTACAAAAATCTTTGATACAAACCTAGAGATGGGGACTCAGAAAGTTTGGCATTACGATGCTAATAAAGATGAGGCAACCATTCAGACAATTATTGATGCTACAAATGTAGTAGAAGCAAACAAAGAACGATTTAATTCGTTTGATGAGAAGGCTAATTGGAAGGGTGATATGCACCATGTTGCATCCATTCCTATGGCTTTGTATTATCAAATGAAGGCAGAAGGTAAGCTTGATGACCAAGCCTACATGAAACGATGGCTCAATGACCCTGATAATCGTGCATTTCGCACAAGACCTGGAGAAGTTTAATGGATAGTAAGACCATTGGAATTTTGGTTCCAACACGGGATTTTGTTAACTCTGGATTTGCTTTTGATTTGGCTAGACTAGTTGGATTTACAGTAGGTACATCAAATCATAAAGTAGTGATTTACACCAGTTCTGGCACTTTGTTGTCAGCACAACGTCAGGACCTAGCTAGGGATGCAGTTGAGGCGGGATGTACGCATACATTATGGCTAGATAGCGATATGAGATTCCCAAAGGACTCAATTATTCGCTTATTGAAACATGACACGGGTATTGTTTGTGGAAACTATGCCAAACGTAGATTCCCTACAGAACCTATTGCGGTAAAGAAAAATACTCCAGATATGGATGCAACTTTTATCAATCGGGTATATACTGAGGACGATTCAACAGGACTTGTTGAAGTAGACTACTGCGGGATGGGCGTAATGCTTGTCAAATCCGAAGTCTATAAATCTATGGAATATCCTTGGTTTGCTATCCCTTGGGTTCCTGCTGCGGAAGACTACATTGGTGAAGATGTATGGTTTTGCCGTAGAGCCGCCCAGAATGGGCATAAAACTTATGTGGATCAAGATCTCTCAAAACAGATCTTCCATATTGGAACATTTGAATACAAACATGAGCATACACTAGCGTGTAGGGATGTAGAAAATGGCACTTGATACCTATAGTGGACTGAAGACAACCATTGCTGATTATCTTAATCGGGATGACTTGACTTCAATTATCCCGTCATTTATTAGTTTGGCAGAAGCAAAATTTAATCGTAAATTGCGTGTTCGTCAGATGGTAAAGAGGGCTACTGCCACTTTAGATACTCAGTATTTTGCCTTCCCTGGAGACTTTCTTCAGGCTAAAGAGTTTCAGTTAAATACAAATCCAATCACTTATTTGCAGTATCTCACTATGAATCAAGGTGACTACAGCTCCCAGAATCTTTATATTTCTGTTGGAAAGCCTCAGTTTTTCACAATCATTGGTACGCAGATTGAAGTGATACCAACTCCTGATACTGGTTATACGGGTGAACTGACCTATTATGGTAAGATTCCTGTATTGAGTGATTCAAACACAAGCAACTGGCTTCTTACTTATGCCCCAGACTTGTACTTATATGGTGCATTGATTGAGGCAACTCCATATTTGAAAGATGATGAGCGTCTTGCCACATGGAGTGCGTTATACACAAACTCCTTGGGCGACATAGAGGTTGCAGATCAAAGGGCATCTGTGGCTTCTACTCCTATTGTTCGTGCCCGATCTTTGGGGTAAAAAATGGCTGGTTCATTCTCAGATTATTTAGAAGATAAGCTTCTAAAACACGCTTTTACAAACACTAGTTATACACCTGCAACTACTTTGTATGTTGCTTTGTATACTGCCGCCCCAACTGATGCGGGTGGTGGCACTCAAATAACTGGTAATGGTTATGCACGTACTTCTGTAGCATTTACTGTTAGCGGGACTACAACAATCGCTACAAACTCTGCTGCAGTTGAATTCCCTGCGGCTACTGCCTCTTGGGGTACTGTGGTAGCAGTAGGTATTTTTGATGCTTCTACGTCAGGAAACCTATTAGCTTGGGCAGATTTGACTGTTAACAAAACTATTGACACAGGCGATATTTTCCGCATCCCTGCAGGTGATTTAGACATTACATTGAGTTAATCATGGCACTTGTACTTGCTGATCGGGTAAAGGAAACTACTACCACAACAGGCACAAGTGATTTTGTGCTTGGTGGTGCGGTAAGCGGCTTCCAGACATTCTCTTCTGGCGTTGGCAATAGCAATACAACTTACTATGCAGTATCTTTAGGATCTGATTACGAAGTTGGCCTTGGTACGCTATCTGGCGATGGATTAACTCTTGCCAGAACTACTGTATTGCAGTCTAGCAATGCAGATGCAAAGGTTGTGTTTGCGGCAGGTTCTAAAGATGTGTTTGTAACATACCCTGCTGATAAATCTGTTCTTTCAGATTCTACACAGACTCTGACAAACAAGACTTTAACAAGCCCTACGTTAACAACTCCAATTCTTGGTACGCCACAAAGTGGTACGTTAACCAATGCTACTGGTTTGCCAATATCTACTGGCGTATCTGGTTTAGGAACTAATGTAGCGACTTGGTTAGGAACACCAACAAGTGCCAATTTAATATCAGTTGTTTCTGATGAAACTGGATCTGGTGTTTTGGTATTTAATAGCGCACCCGCATTAACAAATCCAACAGTAACCAACTATGTAGAGACTCCATTCACAGCGAATAGTTCTACTGCTATTACTTTAGCTCTAACCAACGGCACAGTACAAATCATTACCCTGACAGGCAATGCAACTATCACTATGCCAACTGCTACTAGCGGTAAGTCTTTCATCATGTTCTTAAAACAAGATGGCACAGGATCACGCACAGTTACTTGGTCAACAGTTAAATGGGCGGGCGGCACTGCACCAACGATTACATCTACTGCAAGCAGACAAGATATTCTGAGTTTTTTTGCTGATGGAACAAACTGGTATGGTGTTGTTGTAGCTCAAAACTACACGCCATAAGGACCGAAATGTTTGCAGCAAGTAAAACAGCTTCAGTCTCTGCAGCGTATCAAATCTCACGCAGTTTGCGCTTTAATAGTGCTGACTCTGCTTATCTGAATCGTACTCCTGCAAGTGCGGGTAATAGACGCACATGGACATGGAGTGGATGGGTTAAACGAGGATCGTTTGCTAGTCAAGGACACTTTATGAGGGTGAATTCTGGCCTTGAAACAGCACTTCGTTTACGTGTAGAAGATAACAGTTTGATGTTTTACACTAATAATGGATCGACAAATACATCTGACTTGCGAACCACGGCAATATTTAGAGACCCAAGTGCTTGGTATCACATTATATTTGCTATTGATACGACTCAGGCAACTGCATCTGATCGGGCAAAAATTTACGTTAATGGCGTACAACAAACATCATTTTCTGTTGCCACATACCCAACCCAAAATTTAGACACAGGTTTTAATCAGGCGGTAGTGCATGGTCTTGGAGCTTCTCCTACTCCTTCCGAATTTTTTAATGGGCTGATGACCGAAGTGAACTTCATCGATGGTCAGCAGTTAACCCCATCATCCTTTGGAGAAACCAACGCACAAACAGGCGTATGGCAACCTAAAGCCTACTCAGGATCATACGGCACTAACGGCTTCTATCTGAACTTCTCAGATAACAGTAATACAACTCCTGTAACGCTTGGTAAAGACTATTCTGGTCAAGCAGGTGTTGCAATCACAGGTAGCACAACAGCAAGTTCAACAACAATGACTGTTGTTAGCTTAACAGGTGTTTCTGTTGGGAACATTGTTACTGGAACTGGAATACCTGCAAATACTTATGTAACTGCTACTGGTACTTTGAGTGTTACTTTGTCGCAAGCAGCAACAAGCACAAATGCTTCTGTTAGTTACACATTTAGTGGCAACAACTGGACACCTAATAACTTCAGCGTGACTGCGGGTGCAGGGAATGATTCACTTGTAGATTCACCAACATCGTATGGAACTGATACTGGTGTGGGTGGGACTGTGCGGGGTAACTACGCTACGCTGAATCCGCTTAATGTTTTTAGTTCGCCAAGCATTGCAAATGGAAATTTAGAAACATCAACTTCAGGCACTTCTGTCTGGAAAAATGTTCAAGCAACGATTGGTATGTCATCCGATAAATTTTATTGGGAATCCACCATGTCTGGTGGAGGAACATATTATTGTGTTGGTGTTGCAATACCTACAAAAGTTGATTCTACATACTCAACAGGAGAATATGGAATATGGGTATACGATGGTAGAGGCTATAAAATAGGTGAAGGTGGATCTAGTTCAACTGCCTATGGTGCAACTTATGGTTCTGGTGATGTAATTGGTATTGCATTAGATTTAACTGCTGGAACAATTACTTTTTACAAAAATGGCACTAGTCAAGGTGTTGCATTTAGTACAGGTTTGACTGGAGTAACTGTACTGCCACAATTTGGTGTTTATTACAACGGCTCGACAAATACGCAAATTGTGAACTTCGGTCAACGAGCATTTGCCTACACAGCCCCATCAGGCTTCAAAGCACTTTGCACACAGAACTTGCCTACGCCTACCATTGGTGCAACAAGTGCAACTCAGGCTAACAAATACTACGATGCAAATTTGTACACAGGAAATGGTTCAACTCAATCGATTACAAATAGTGGCTCATTTCAACCTGATTGGGTATGGATTAAAGGTCGTAGCGTTAGTTACAGCAATTTATTGTTTGATGCGGTTCGTGGAACTAATAAGTCCATTTTTTCTAACAACACAAACGCTGAAGTTACAGATACAGATGCTTTAACTGCATTTAATTCAAATGGCTTTACGATGGGTGCTAAAGCAGATATAAATGGCTCTGGTACAACTTATGTTGGGTGGCAATGGAAAGCCAATGGTGCTGGCTCAACCAACACATCAGGGTCAATCACTTCAACAGTAAGCGCAAACACTACAAGTGGGTTCTCGATTGTTACCTACACGGGTACAGGGGCTAATGCGACTGTGGGTCATGGCTTGGGTGTTGCGCCATCCATGCTTATTATTAAGAAACGTAGTGCTTCTGGTGCTGATGGTGCTTGGATAGTTGGCCATGTTGGAATTGTGATGGGTACAGGGCGTTTAATTTTAAATGATACTGATTCAAACTCAAATGCAGGTGCTTCGGTTCTGTGGAATTCAACTGCCGCATCAAGTACAGTTTTTTCTCTTGGAGATTACACTGCTGTAAATAATAGCGGCTCAACTTATGTCGCCTACTGTTTTGCACCCATAGCAGGGTATTCTGCGTTTGGCTCTTACACAGGCAATGGTTCTGCTGATGGGCCTTTTGTGTATACAGGGTTTAGACCTGCTTATATTTTGATTAAAAGAAGCAGTGGTGTAGATGGTTGGTTTGTAATGGATTCAAAACGTAATACATACAATGTAGCTAATGCAATTTTGCAACCAAATAATTTTGCAACAGAATCGGTTGATACAACTAACTATGGTGTTGATTTCTTATCTAACGGATTTAAGATTCGTAATGCTTCTACATATTACAACGCTAGTGGTGGAACTTTAATCTATATGGCTTTTGCTGAATCCCCATTTAAATATTCTATTGCACGATAGGACTCAATATGTACGCACTCATTGAAAACAACGCAGTTACCAAGGTTGGTGAACTAGTAACTCTCTTTCCTGATACATCAAATCCTAACCATGCTTTTGCTGTTGAGCAAGGCGCATTAGAAGTGGTTGAAGGTGAACAAAAAGACCAACGATTTTATTGGGTGACTTTCTCCCACTATGAAGTCAACGGCTCTATGGTCACTCGCACCTATACCAACACTCCAAAGGCTTTGGAGGATGTGACTGAGACACCAGAGAACCAGACTGAGCCAGTAACAACTAAGGGCCTGAAGTCGCAATGGATTGCTCAAGTCAAATCTATTGCCAACTCACAACTGGCAAGTACAGATTGGATGGTAATTCGTAAAGCAGAGCGTAATATTGACATACCTTCTGCGACAGTTGCTAAACGTGCCGCCATTCTTACTGAATGTGATAGATTAATTTCAGCAATAAACGCTTCATCTGACATAGATACTTTTGTTTCTGCAATAAGTTCTGCAAATTGGGGTGATTGATGTTTGGAAATTACTCACTTTCTGAAGCTCCTTTTTCATCATTTGTTGGTGGAAGTAAAGATGCGTCTGCAAATATTACGGCAGATTCTTCAGTAAGTGCTAGTGCCATTTATGTAGGATTAGCAAGCGCCACAAGTGCATCAACTTCTACAATGGAGTTGAATGCTTATCGTATTGCTTTTGGAAGTGCTAATATTGAATCAGTTTCAAGTGTTACGGCATTCGGTATAAATGTAAAAACAACAATTCTTATAATTTTCCCTGAAAGCACTGTTACCGCAAGCGGAGTATCAGTATTTGTTTCATCAGCAGAAATTAATGGTACTTCAATAGTTGTGGCTTCTGGAGCAAAAAAATGGGAAAATACTACTGATATTTCAGAAACATGGACAACAGTAGAAGATATTAGTGAAACATGGACTACAGCAACCAATTAAGAGGTAAAAATGGCTGATACAACAACCACAAATCTAGGGCTGACAAAGCCAGAAGTTGGTGCGTCAACAGACACATGGGGTACTAAGATCAATACTGACTTAGATACCATTGATGGGTTATTTGATACTGGTGCATACCTAAAAGTAACTAAAGGTGGCTCTGGTGTAGGCACTAAAACTGGTACTGGAAACTTAGTTCTTTCTACTAGTCCGACATTGGTTACGCCTGTTCTTGGTACGCCAACATCTGGAAACCTTCTTAACTGTACTATTGGTGGTTTCTCCATAACTGAATCTGGTGGAAAACTGGTATTTAAGTATGGTGCAACGACAATTGGAAGCTTATCTAGTTCTGGTGTTTTTATTACATCAGGAAATATTACTGGTAGTGGAACTCCATAAGGGGATATAAATGGGAACGTCAATTACATCAACAGGGGTAACATTCCCTGATGCAACAACACAAACTACTGCTGTTATTAATGCCGCAAAAGCGATAAATTTTCAGACGTTTAACTCTTCTGGAACATGGACAAAACCTACTGGCTATGCTTCAGCATCCCGAGTGCTTATTGAATGTTGGGGTGGTGGTGGTAGTGGATGTGCTAATACAACTCAAGGAGTTGGTGGCGGTGGTGGTGGAGCATATAACTATCGTTGGATGAATTTATCTGACTTGGGTTCTACAGTAACAGTAACTGTAGGCGCAGGTGGTGCTGCCGTAGCAGTAAACACTGGTGGATCAAATACAGGTGGTACATCTACTTTTGGATCTCATGTATCTGCCTATGGTGGTGGTGGTGGTAATTCTGCTAACTACAATAAAGCCTATGGCGGTGGTGGTGGTGGTCAAACATCTGCGGGTGTTAACAATGGATCACCTGGTGGCCCAGGATTCCCATTTTCAATTACTTATTTATCTGAAGTTTATTATCCAGAAGGATTTGGATATGGAACTGGCGGTGGTGGAGCTGGAGTTGGCGCTGGCCCAGGTACGGGCGCATTTTACAAAGGTGGCGGTGGTGGTGGATCATTTGGTGATAGTGGCGCTCCAGTACAAATAAATGCCAATGGTGGGGAAAGCGTTTGGGGTGGCGGTGGTGGTGGAGGCATTGGCTCTTCAGGAAACTCAACTGGTTGGTCAGTAAATCAAACTGGGGCAGGTGGTACTAGCCAATACGCAGGTAATGGTGGCGCTGGTAGCAACACTGGCAATGGAACTGCGGGAACCCAACCAGGCGGTGGCGGTGGTGCAAGTCGTGCCGCAGGATTCTCTTCTGGCGCTGGCGCTGCAGGGCGTGTTCAAATTACAGTCTTTGATGGTGCTTAAATGGAAAACGTCACTCACGAACAGATCTATGAAAGACTGCTCACAGTAGAGCATAAAGTAGATGAAATAGACAAGAACACAAAAGGTCTTGTAGAGGCTATAAAGGCTCTTGATGGGGCTTTTAAGGTCTTGGGATGGATTGCCTCTGCTGCCAAGCCTATTCTATGGGTTGGTGGTTTGATAGTGGCGGCAGGTGCTGTTTGGCAGACATTACTTAAAAAATAATCATGCCTAGCCAAAAACAACTTTTAATACCTCCAGTTCCTAGTTTTTCGTCTTCAACAGAGAAGTATTCTGCTGAAACGCAAAACCAGAACTTAAACGTATTGAGGTTGTTTTTTACTAAGTTAACTAACTCTATAAGCAACTTAATTGGACCAAGTGGTGGTACTTATTTAAATACACCTTATGGTGCTTTTCAAGACAGTACAGATCAAGTAGCGGCTAACACTACTACTGCTTATGCGGTAACTTTTAATACAACTGATTACACCAATGCAATCACATTAAGTAACAGTTCAAGGTTAAACGTAGCAAACTCTGGCCTTTACAACATTCAGTTTTCCATTCAGTTCACAAACACAACCAATGCTTCTCAGGATGTGGATGTTTGGTTTCGGGTAAATGGCACAAATTCTGCCAACTCAAACAGCAGGTTTGGATTTGCACCAAGAAAAGGTGCTGGTGATCCTTTCCACACCATTGCTGCAATGAACTATTATTTGAGCTTAAATGCACTTGACTATGTTGAGATCATGTGGAGGCCAACCGATGTCGGTGTCACGATTGAACAATACCCTGTTGGAACAAGCCCCACAAGGCCAGCAGTTCCTTCAGCCATTGTTACAATGAACTTTGTGTCAAGTATCGCAACCTGATAGACTAATAATATGGCTTACATACCACTTCAAATCCCGCCTGGTGTCTATAAAAACGGCACAAATTACCAATCCAAGGGACGTTGGAATAACTCCAATTTAGTTCGTTGGTTTGAGGGAACAATGCGTCCAGTTGGTGGTTGGAGAAAAAGATCTACTAATCAAGTTTCAGGTCTTTCAAGAGGTTTGATTAACTGGAAAGATAACTCTGGAAACAGACGTATTGGTATTGGTACGCATACCAACCTTTATGTGATGAATGAAGCGGGTGCTTTGACAAACATTTCACCACCAGATTTGGTAGCAGGTGATGCAGATCAGCTCCAGAAGTTAGGTTATGGCTATGGTACTTATGGCAGTTTTGCCTATGGTGTTGCTAGACCTGACTTGGGATCATTTACACCCGCTACTACATGGAGTTTAGACACATTTGGTGAGTATTTGGTGGCCTGTTCATCTAAAGATGGAAGACTGCTTGAATGGCAGTTAAACAATGCTAGTGACGCTGCCGCCATTACAAATGCTCCAACTAGTTGTGTTGGACTGATTGTTACTCAGGAACGATTCTTGTTTGCCTTGGGTGCAAGTGGTAATCCTAGAAAAGTCTCTTGGTGTGACCAAGAAAACAATACTGTTTGGACTGCCGCAACCACTAATCAAGCGGGTGATTTTGAGCTTACAACAGTAGGTTCAATCCAATGTGCCAAACGTGTGCGTGGAACAACTATTATCTTTACTGATGTTGATGTGCATACTGCCACATACATTGGCCCACCATACGTCTATAGTTTTGACAGAGTTGGCAGTAGTTGTGGGTCAATTTCAAAGCAAAGTATTGCTGTAACTGATAACGCTTGTTATTGGATGTCCAAGTCTGGATTCTGGACATACGATGGCTTTGTAAAGCCTTTGGTATCTGATGTTGGTGACTACGTATTTGGCAACTTGAATAATGAGCAATCTTCCAAAGTTTATGCTATCCATAACTCATCTTATGGTGAGATTTGGTGGTTTTACCCTAGTTCAGCCAGTAGTGAGATTGACTCCTATGTGACCTATAACTATCGTGAAAACCATTGGTCTATTGGTGTTTTGGATAGGACTAGTGGTACAGATAGGGGTATTTTTGCCAATCCTTTGATGGTATCTTCAGATGGCTATGTTTATGAGCATGAAGTAGGTTTTGCCTATGACTCTCAAGAGGTATATGCCGAGTCAGGACCATTAGAAATAGGTGTTGGCGAAAGGATTCTAAACATTACAGGACTAGTCCCTGATGAGAAGAACTTGGGTGATGTAAAGGCTAGTTTTAGCACTAAATTCTATCCAACAGATACTGTTTACAGTTATGGCCCATACACCATGACAAACCCAACTTCTATTCGCTTATCTGGTAGGCAGATAGCGGTAAAAATACAAGGAAACACGCTATCTGATTGGCGAGTTGGTCAAATAAGATTTGATGCAAAACTTGGCGGTTTACGATAAAACTAGCTATTTTTGATTATCAATATTATGATAGAACATGATACTGAAGATTGGCGTCAAATAAGGAATGCCAAACTGTTAGAATGGTTTGGTGGCAACCAAAGTGCCGTAGACTTTTTAGTTGCTTTATCGGGTATTGCTGAGTTATGGGATGACTTGGTAGATAAAGACAAAGAGCCTACTAGAAAAGAGATAGATACTGTCTTTTGGAATGCTTTGGTGACGTTACCGACAAATGAGTTCTTTAATCAAAATAGGTCATTTTTAATGCCTTTAGTGATTCAGAGTATAAATGCTTGGCAAGACTCTGTAGAACTTGAAAATGGTAATACCAACGACAGAGCCTATGCGCTCACATTGCGTATTATTTCATTACAAATAGCACCAATGATAGTCTTATTGCTCAGAGGTAAAGAAGCAATGAGAGAAACTAGTACAGAAATGTGGCGGTATTTCACCTCACATGATGATGCAATTAAATGGATACAAGGGGAATGATATGTCTCTAGGTGGTGGAAGCTCAAGTCAGCAACAATTAAATCCTGAATTACTTGATTTATTTAAAAGTAATTATCAAGGCGCACAAGACGTTGCATCTGGATTAACGGCTCGTCAGTTTGCGGGATTTACTCCTGACCAACTAGCGGCATTTCAAACTACAGGGCAGTTTGCAAATCCCAATAATATATATTTTGGGGGTATGCGTAATGCTTTTGATCAAGCCGCAGGTGCTGCTGCATACAGTCCTTTAAACGTAACTGGTGCTACGTTAAATCGTGGATCTATACGTGATGTAGCCAATCAAGCCGCTACTGCCGCACAGATCAATCGTGCCGACATTCGGGATGTTGTTGGAAAAGATGTTGCCGCACAGGGTGTTAATGACATTGCATCTTTAGCCCGTGGCGCTATTCAGGATATAACACCTGGTTCATTCTTAAATCAGAACATTCAAAGTTATATGAATCCATATACACAGAGTGTTATTGATGTAGGAGCTGCAGATTTAGAGCGTTCAAGACAACAAGCAAGAACTGTTGATGCCGCTAAAGCCGCTGCCGCAAGATCATTTGGTGGATCTCGCCAAGGTGTAACTGAGGCTGAGACTAATCGTGCTTATGATGAAAATACTGCACGAATGATTGCCCAACAAAGACAAGCTGGATTTGATGCTGCTTCTAGGCTTTCTGAGGCTGATTTGTCTCGCTCAATGCAAGCTCAGTTGGCTAATCAAGGTGTTGATGCCGCTACTGTTGCACAAGGTCTACAACTTGCGGGTCAATTTAACTTGGCAAACCAAGGTGTTGATTTGTCGGCAATGACATCAAATGCACAGTTAAGGAATGCTGTTAATTTGGCTAACCAAGAAGCTAATTTAAGAGCGCAAATTGCCAATCAAGGTATGGACTTTGGTACTGGTCAACTCAATACTCAGAATGCTCAACAAGCTATGTTGGCTAATCAGGGTGCGGGTTTAACTGCCAACCAACAACGTATTGCTGCCGCCAACCAAATGTCAAACATTGCTCAAGGCGGTCAACAAATGGGTCTTACTGGTGCTAAAGCACTTGCAGATGTTGGAGCTATTCAACAAGGTCTTACACAAGCTCAACTTGATGCAATCCGCAATTTACCTTTGGAACAACAACAGATTCTCAACCAAGCATTAGGCATCAATGTTGGTGGTGGTTCTGGTACACAACAAACATCTACATCAAGACAAGGTTTGCTTGGCTTGTTAGGTATTGGTTAAGGAGTTTATATGTTTAATATTGGTTTGTTATCTGATGCCGCATTGACGGGATTGACTGATACTGAAAAAGAATCAATGCAAAAGCAAGCTACTCAACAGTTCTTGTTGGGAAGTTTGTTAAGTGGTGATCCCGCTATGGGCTTTAAGTCTGCAATGGATATCCCATCTACTTCATTGAATATGCAGAAGATGATTCGTGATTCGCAGATTGCAAATAGACAACAACAAGAACTTGCTAACTTTACTAGTAGGTTTGCTCCTACTGAAGAACAAGCAACTAGAAAAGCATTGAATGCCACTTTGGGTAGGGAAGCAGACTTATCTAGTCCTTATTCTTTAGCAAACAAACTAGGCGCACCATTAGGTCGAGTAGAGCCACAGTTAGTTAATCAACCAATTGACTATCAACAAGCACTAAAAGAATCTTTGCGTTTGGCAGGAAACCCCGCACAACCACAATTGCTTAATACTTTGACGGCTATGCAACCTAAACTGCAAGATGGTTATGTTGTTGCTCCAGGTGGCAATATTACTGGTTTTGCTCCTAAAATTGACACAAAAGCTGGCACAGTTACAACAGGAACAATGATAGATGGACAACCATCTTTTCAGACAAGCGTGTTGCCAGGTGCTGCTCAAGCTGCTGCACTTAACACATTGCCTGAGTTGCAAAAAGGTGAGCAGTACGCTTTTGACAACAACCGAAATGTAATTGGTATTGTTAATGCTAATGGAGCTTTGGAAGCGTTAGCAGCAAGAACAAGAACTGAAACTGCGGCACGTGAGGCCAATATTCCTCGTGCATCTACAACGTCAACTGGTGCTCCTACATATACATTTGTTACCCCACCTGCTATGCAAGGTCAGGGTGGAGCTGTTGTACAGCCAGAAACTGGTCCTAGTACTGCTCAAACAGCTTTGAATGAAGCATTTAAGCCAATTCTTGCTGATGCTTACAAAGGTTATCAAACAGCTAAAAAGACTGCTCCTGTAATTGACCAATTACAAAATGCTTTTAATGATCCAAATTTTGATACAGGATCATTTACAGACATTAGGTTAAAGCTAGGAAACATCTTCAATAGTTTGGGTGTATCTGGAGACAGGACTAAACAATTCTTAACTAGCGGTATTTCTGCTCGTCAAGGTGTAAATGCTCTAACTGGTGAAAGTTTGACTGAAGCTGTTGGTGCTATTTCTAACTTTGAAATTGGTTACTATGGTCAGCGTAATGCTCAGATTACAGACCCTAAAGAATCAACAAACTTTAACTTAGCAGTTTTGCGTGAAGCAAATAAGCGTAAGCAAGAGTACTACAACTTTGTTTCTGATCCTAAAAATGCAGGTCCTGATGCTATTCGTAAATGGGAAGCATCTCCACAAGGTCAACGGGGAATGTTTGAAGCACCAGGCTTGCGTAAGTATTTGCCTCAGTTCCAAGTTACTGCTGGTCCTGATAAAGGCAAAACAGCTTATCAACTGCCTAGTGGCGCTTATCGGGTTTATGACTAATGGCAACCAGAGAACAAGTTTACGAATTTGCTAGGCAAGAAGCCCAAAGGCAAGGCGTTCCTTATTCTTTGGTACAGAAGATTGTTGAAACAGAATCTAAGGGCGACTTTAACGCCATTGGACCTAAAACACGAACTGGTGATCGTGCCTATGGTCCTATGCAATTAATGGGTGCTACTGCAAAAGATCTTGGTGTTAATAGAATGGAATGGAAAGATAACATCAGAGGTGGTGTTAAGTATCTAGGCCAGTTAACAGAACGATTCCAAGATCCTACTTTGGTTGCGGCTGCTTATAACGCTGGTCCAGGTAATGTTGAAAAGTATGGTGGAGTTCCTCCATTTAAAGAAACGCAAGACTATGTTGAGAAAGTTGTAGGTACAAAAATGGCAACATATAGAGATATTGATCACTCATTTATTGGTCAACTGCCACAACAAGCTCCTAAAATTGATTTAAGAGGCATAGCTACTACAGATCAAAATCGTGGTTTTCGTGAAATTGATCCTTCAATGATTGGACAACCAGTTGTTGCAAAAGCTCCCGCACCTCAAAGTACTGCTTTTAATCGTTTAGGCAACCAAGCTGTAAACGAGGTTGGTAGAACAATTCGATATGGTCTGGAAGGCATGGGTGGAGTTGCTGACATTGTTGGATCACCATTAAATATGTTGATTAACAGGGCTACTGGTAGTCAGCTCCAAAATCCTAGCCAAGCAATGTCAAACTTTGCTAACTTACTTGGTTTGCCACAACCAGAAACTAATTTCCAAAAAGGAATTGCCAATGTTACTCGTGCAGTAGCAGGTATTCCCGTAATGGGTGGCGCTGGTGGTTTGCTACAACAAGCTCCTAATTTAACTGCTCAGGTTGTTGGGCGTGGTTTGGCAGCTCAACCTATTGCACAAGCAGCAGGTGCAACAGTAGGTACTGGCTCTGCTGAAATTGCTAGAAATGTTTTTGATATTCAAAACCCATTAGCATTGCTTGGAATTAACTTGGCAACAGGTCTACCTGCGGGTGCTGTTGCGGCACGTGCAGGAAACATTCCTTCTGGCACACGTTATCGTGATCCAGTTACAGGTCAAATTATTGAATCTGCTGCACAACGTGGTGTTAATGTAGATGTTGGTGATGTTGGTGGCCCAGGCGCAGGAACTCTTACTAAAGCCCGTCAATTTGGTTTTACAACAGAAACAGCAAATCAAACTAAATCAAACCAAGTAAAGAGTTTGATTGAAAGAACTACTGATAAGTTGCGTCCTGCTGGAATGAAGGATGGCGGTGAGAAGAAGATTATTGCTGATGATTTGCGTCAACAATACAAGACTGCAAAAGACAATGTTAATCCTGAGTTTAAACAAGCTGAAATATTGGCTGGTGATGACATCATTCCATTACGAAATACCAATCAAGCAAAACTTGATGTTGTAAAGCAGTTCCCATCTACTTCACAAACTCCTATTATTGAAAAAACAATAGAAAAGTTAGATGCTTTAAGCCAAAGTGGTGGTGGTTCTTACAAAGAACTTCGTGACTTGCAATCTACAGTTTTTGCAGAGTTGGAGCGTGTTCGTAAAGGCGTAGTGCCTGGCTCTTACAACGAAAAACAAGTTAACGCAATTAATCAGTTATACAAAGGTATGGCTGACGATGTGGATGTATGGGCTGCACCCGCTATTGATGAAAATGGTGTTAGATTATTTACACCTGCTGGCGCACAACATACCAAAGCTATTGACCAGTTTAAAGCGACTGTTTTGCCGTTTCGTGATGATCCCAATATTTACAAACTTGTGTCTAGTAGATCAGGTGCAGGTGATGTTGATTTGGCGGCTCAAAAGTTTAATTTTGACACTAACCCTGCAACAGCAGAGCTTGCGGTTAATTTGATGTCGCCCGTTGGTAAACAAGCGGCTCAATACTCTATTCTTAATGAAGCTAGAAACAAAGCTATTAATCCAGATGCAGCTACTGGATTTTCAGCTCCTGCATTTACAAGAACATTAAATCTTGGCAGACCAGATGCACCAACTCCACAACGTACAGCATTTGCAAACAATCCAGAATTGTTAGATGAAGTCACTTTATTGAGAGACATTGTTGATACAACCCGTGGTGCTGTTACACCTAAAGTCGGACCACAAACAGGTGCGGTATTACTTCCACTTGCAACAACTGGAATGGGTGCGGCAACGGGGAATCAACTTGCTCAAATGTTTGGCATTGATGGCGCTACTGGACTAGCGGCTGGTGGTTTACTTGGAGCAAGCTTAACTCCTCCTATGGCAAACAGATTGGGTAACGTATTGGGTGGTACTGGTGGAACTAGATTCTTACTTGGTGAGCAACTTCAAGGTGCGGGTGGCATGGGGGGTGCAATTGGTCAGGGCGTAAATGCCGCAACAACTAATCCAGAAAACTTCTTTCCTAATGCAACAGGTTTGTTAGACTTTTTTAGGGACTAACATGAAAGACTGGCTGCTTGCATTTATTGCCGCAGTCTGTTTTTCTGCTTTTGTCGTCTTTTGTAGTTACATCATAATTTGGGCGTACCCGTGAGATGGCTATTAGCACTTGTTTTAACTCTAGCACTTCATTCCACAGGCAAAGACCTATGTAGTGTGCGTGAGTTTTATTCTATTGCTTGGACAATCCACAACCCATCAGAGCGTCATCAACAAATGTCTGTTTGGCTTACAAATCATCAGGACTTATGTAAAAGTACCGACATGATTGTAATTTGGAATAACTTATCGGAATGGGCAGGGACTGCTGATAGTGCATTGTTGAGACATAAGGTTATTCAAGGGTATAAGAACGCACTTGAGAGGGAGAAGAAATGATTGACAAAATCAGGTGGTTTCCCATTGTTGATGCTACTGGCTACCCTCAGAAAACTGATGGCACTCAAAGACGCATAGAGAAGTTTCAAGAAGAACACAGAGCCATAGTCAAAGTTGCTAAAGCAGAGGATAAGTTAGATGACTTGCTATTTGAGTTGTACTGTAAGAAGGCAGAACAACAAGAAATAAGGCTTGAGATTTTTAATAATCGTAAACTGGATGTTTATGTATGAATAGACCGACACGCACTTTACGCAAACCAATTTCAGACACTAAAGAGAAGTTGACTTTTTATGTCACTATGATTGTTTCAACAACTTTATGCCTTTGTATGTTGGCAATGGTTGGTGCATTTTTAGTTGGATTGTGGGCAAAAGAGGTTGATAACGCTTCTATTTTTGCCTTGATTGGGCCAGCATTTCAAACAATTGTTGGCGGTATGATTGGCTTTTTGTCTGGGGTAAAACTCATGCAAGGTGACGATAAATCTAAATGTAAGGACTGATAATGCTTTCTCTATTTTCAACTCTTGGCGGTTTGCTCATTTCGGGTCTACCAAAACTATTAGACTTCTTTCAAAATAAAGCAGACCAAAAGCATGAATTAGCTTTGGCTAACATCCAAGTTCAGATGCAACTTCAGATGATGGCTCAAGGCTTTGCTGCCCAAGAGCGTATGGAGGAGATTCGCACAGACCAAGTTGCCATGCAGTCTGAAGCACAGATGACCGAGGCGGCTTTAAAACACGATGAGAAGGTCTTAGAGAAGGCTTCTCAATGGGTTGCTAACTATGTCGGTACTGTAAGACCTACAGTTACCTATATCTTTGTGTTTGAGTTGTGTGCTATCAATGCTTGGATTGCCTACTACATCTACTCTCGCCCTAGTTTGGTGATGAGCATGGATGATTTGATTCGCTTGTCAGACATCATTTTCTCTACTGATGAGATGGCGATGTTGGGTGGAATCATTGGTTTCTGGTTCGGATCAAGAGGTTGGGCTAAGAAATGAAGATCAGCAAAGAAGGCGAACACCTAATGCACTTCTTTGAAGGCTACAGGAACAAGCCTTATCGCTGTTCTGCGGCTATTTGGACTGTTGGGTGGGGTCACGCTATGTATGCTGACCAATTAAACCTTCCAAACGTGCGTAAAGAGGGTTATACAGGGCTTATCAGGTCTGATTACCAACTCAAGGGGGAAGATAATCGTGTATGGTCAAAAGAGGAACTGGTCGATTTATTCAAGGTGGACATCAATTCTTTTGAACGTGGTGTTCTTCGACTTAGCCCTAATCTTGTTAGTCATCAAAGCAAATTCGATGCTGTTGTCTCTTTTGCCTACAATGCAGGGCTAGGAAATTATCAGCGTTCTACCATTCGGATGAAGGTCAATCGTGAGGATTGGACAGGCGCTTCCGAGGCTTTCATGTCGTGGACTAAAGCGGGTGGGAAAGAGGTTTCAGGGCTTGTCAAAAGACGCAAAGCAGAAGTAGCTTTGTTTCTGTCTTAAATTAAAATGTCATAATAACGCTATAAGGTGTTGAAATGCCTAACATTCCTACGCCAGATGATGTAAAACTGTTCTCACAAAGTGTCAGAAAATGGCAGCAAATTTTGAGTTTGGGTGATTGGAGAATAGAGAAGGGAAGCAAAGCGGCAAAGGCGGCTATGGCTTCTGTGGAGTTCAATACTTCTGCTCGATTGGCTACTTATAGATTAGGTGATTTTGGTGCTGAAAAGATCACACCAGAATCTCTGGATCAGACTGCTTTACATGAGTTGCTTCATGTGTTTCTGCACGATTTGATGACTGTGGCTCAAGACCCTAAATCATCTCAAGATGAGGTTGAAATGCAAGAGCATAGAGTCATTAACCTTTTAGAAAAGTTATTGTCTAAGGATTCCAATGGGCGCACATAATGAAACTTGTTCAGATATGGAGTTCATCCAACTATGGGGACAATTTCAATCTGCTACAAAAATAGCTAAACATTTAGGAATAAACAATAGAGCTGTTCATTTACGCAGAAGGTTTATTGAGAAAACCTACAACATGGCACTTACCGCAAGTGACCATCGTGGTTTGCAATACGATAAAAACAAACCTAAATCATTTAGCCCACTTAAACAAATAGAACTTGGCATCTTAGATGGGACTGTAATTGTCTTCTCTGACGCCCACTTCATACCTGGTCAACGAACAACTGCTTTTAAAGGACTTCTATGGGCTATAGAACAGTTCAAACCCAAGGCAATAGTATGTAACGGGGATGCCTTTGATGGGGCGTCTATATCTCGCCATGATGTAACTGACCAACCACAGACTTCTGTTATTCAAGAGTTAAAGGCTTGTCAGGGGGCTTTGGGTGAGATTGAGGAAGCCGCTAAAGCTGCCAGACACAATGTAAAGCTACTGTTTACGTGGGGCAATCACGATATTCGGTTTGGCAATAGATTAGCCCAACACGCACCACAGTTTAAAGAAGTTCAGGGGTTTAAGTTGACAGACCACATCCCAGATTGGGACTTTTGTTGGGCAGTATGGCCTACCGAGCAGGTCATTATCAAGCACCGATACAAAGGTGGTGTTCATGCCACTCACAACAATACTGTAAACGCTGGTGTCTCAGTAGTGACAGGGCATCTGCACTCTCTAAAGGTCACTCCATTCTCTGACTATAACGGATGCAGATACGGGGTAGATACGGGGACTTTGGCTGAAACAGATGGCCCACAATTTACTTATGCCGAAATAAATCCTAACAACCACAGATCAGGATTTGCGGTGTTAAACTTCTTCAATGGTCAGCTTTTATGGCCTGAACTCGTCCATAAATTTGATGAGGATATGGTTCAGTTTAGGGGTGAAGTGATTGATGTAGGTGCATTTTGAGTGCTTGGCTAATCATCTTGACGGGTGCAATCTACGCATATATTGCTGGTGAACAGCTATGGAAAGATAACCCACACATGGCTATTGTCTATGCGGGTTATGCTTTCTCAAATGTAGGACTTTACTTATTGGCTAAGTAGCTTATAGTGGCTCGTAAGTGTCTAACGCAAATGGCGGGATTTCTTCTTTAATTTCATTATCAGGATCAACTGCTTTATAGTTAACCGCCCACCCATGAGCTTCTTGGAACATAACAAACTCTTGGAATATTTTTATGATGTCAAAGTCACTGGTTTCAATAACTAGCTTGTCATTGAAAATACCAAATTCCATTTCAAACTTCATGGTCATATATCCTTTTGGAAGACTCCATTTGGCAAAAGAGTACCCCTACGATTCTTGATCTGATCGTATGCAACTTCCATGCAGTTTACCAGATTGATGTCCTGAAGAGCGCAGTAATTGATAAGGCAGACCATGACATCACCAACAGAATCCACAATAGCCTCTTTATCCTTTTTG